GACGTTTTCGATCAAAACAGTAGCATCTTTGATATTCTGGTCAACAGGATCTGCTTCTTGGACTAATTGAGCATTTTCCAAATCTGCAGGATCACCAGAAATCAGTTTTGCACGCAAAATGGTGTCAACAACCCAAGAGGCATCAGAAGGTTTGAGTAATTCGTCTCTAGGGTAGAATATATCAACTTCTTCACCAAATAAAATCTTAAAGAGGTATTGAGCAGCAGTTTTCGTACCTTTGGAAAGGTAGAAGTCCTTAATTGTCTTAATAACCTGAATCGGATTGACTTGGGTGTAGTCAATATTGATTGTAGGCATATATTGACGACGGAACTTGTCAAATACCTGTGAAATGATCTGTGAATCAAGGTTTTTGACAACTGCACCAGTAGTATGGTCACTTTGCCTTAATTGACTCTCTTTTGCAAAGACTTGATTACCAAATTTATCAAAACTAACAACTTCAGATACACCTCTAGCACATCCTTGTAATGAAGATGGTTGATATTCCTTACCAGAGGATAAAATAGTAAATCCAGTAACTTCTCCAAATCCAACGTCACAAGAAGCCTGTGCTGCCAAGGGTTCTGCGATGTAAACTGTGGGAGGTTCAGTTGTAGAGTAACCTGTACCAAAGTTTATAATATTAATGTCTGTGATAACACCGTTAAAGACAGTTGCAGCAGCTTCTGCACCAGTACCACCAATTGACTCTCCTAGTGATCCTTTACGGTCATCTACAATGTATACAGAAGGTGCATCAGTATAACCAGTACCACCAGTTAATAGATTGATGTTAGTAACACTACCATTAGCAACAGTTACATCTAATACCTGTGCACCAATAGGTTGTACAACTCTTGCTCTTGGTGGTGTAAGATATCCACGACCTCTGTTGGTGATAGTAACAGCAACAATTTCACCATCTGGAGAAACAGTACACTCAGCAACAGCGTCAACGCCATCAGTAGGGGCTTTTTCGATGTAGATCGTAGGAGGGTTACTATAGCCGATCCCGCCATCAGTGATTGTAATACTTCCACCATTTAATCTACCCTCCGAGTCGATTGTTGGATCTGATATTATAGCACCACTAGGATTAACAAAACTTATAGCAGGTATGAAGTCATATCCTGATCCAGAGTTTGTAATTCTAATAGAATCAACTTGACCAGTAGTATCATCAACAGTGATTGCTGCTTTTGCACCTGAACCGTTGATCATATCACTAGGTTCAGTGATCTTAACCTTAGGTGGGTTGTAAGAAGTGTAACCTTGACCACCGTTGATTAACTGAATGTCCTTAATACCAGCAACTAGAGTTCTTGCTGCAGCACCTTCGCCTGTTCCTGAAGCAGTAACAGTAACTTTCGGTGCAAAGTTTAGTTCATATTTCTTACCACCCTCTTTTACCTGAATTTCTTCGATTTCACCATTTAAACCAACACGAGTAACCGCTTTAGCACCTATACCAACAGAAGGTGACACATATTCGATAGAACGAATATGGAAAACGTCTTGTTCAGTGATATTAACGAAATATTTGACCCTAGTGTTGTTATCAGTCAACACATAATCAAGATATGGTCTTAACAGAACACCATTACGGTTAATAATAAGACCGATCTCTGAAATTGGAGAATAAGGAAGAAGATCGTACTCCAATGTCATAGAATCTGTTCCTGACAGTGTAGAAACTGAAGGGAAGACTAATTCTTTAATTACAGAATCAGCAAAACCAATGTAATAGAGGATTCTAGTAGAACCAACTATATCAGTACCTATTCTAGTTCTAGGAGCAGTAGTGAAAGTAATGTTAGTTCCACTAATAGTATAATCCACATTAGGAATCATACTCTGATTGTAGACTATGACTGCTAAGTGCTCTGCTGAGACAGGTGAGACTGGTGTTCCTAGGAACTTAAGTGGGAAGGTTGTTCTTGCTCCATCAAAGTCGAAAAATGGAGATTCTAATTCTTGTCTTTTCTTATTAAATTCTTCTAATGATAATCCTGGTGTAAGAATAGCATCAGGACCACGAACTGTTTCTCCATAATAAATGACTTCATTGTCAATCATGACAGATCCGTCTTTAGGCATGAATCCATCGATGGACTCAACCTCAATTAAAGTATTCGTTGTATCAACGTCTTTAATCAGAGTAGTGCTAGATGCGAGCACTTTCTGATCATAAGCATCAATATCAAGATACTCTAGAATATTGTTTAAAAGATCGAAGGGACGACCAGTTTTCTCTTGAGATTTATAATACTCAAAGAGAAAATTGACAAATTGCTCGTCTTCGTTTTTGATAAAGTCAGGTAACTGACCCTCAACTCTATCAGAGATATTAACAGAACTTAAGGTTTGCATCTATTTTTAGAAACAGGATTCGACTTCTGGATACTCGAAAGCATCAATTGGGTAACTAATGATATTTATTGGGGTTCCACCGTAGTTCCAACCACCAAAGTTGTTGGGATCAAAACTTGGAACAGTTGTTGGGTTAGTAACAAAATCAATTGGATATACTTCAGGGTTAAAGATCGTAGGATCAACTCCTGGTGGAATTGTAATCGAATCTGAATCTGGATATACAACAACGGGAATTCTTTGAGTGCCATCCGATGTATCAGCTACATCTAATGGTCCTACACAAACTACACCATTTTGATAATCAACGGTACCTATACTATTGTTAAGAATAACTTCTTTCTCATTACGAGTCGTAACCAAAAGAAGACTTCCTTTACCATCATCACGAATATTTACTGGTACTAGCACCTCAGTGGTTCTATTCCCAGAGGCATAGATAGCATCTGATGCGTCTGAACTGGCAGTACCACCACCAGCAGTAGATCCATCTGCTAAGAGGTCTGCAAGGTTCTCTGTGTACCCTGTAGCGTAGAACTTACCAGATTTAACTGATGAATATTTAGGTGGGCAATTACCGTCTCCTGCGTCGTTTCCACCTAAGTCACTTGGGTTCGTAATTGGGTTACCGTAGTCTAAACATTGGGTAAATACGTTTCCAAATGTAAATTGGTCTAAATTCTGACCCATAGTAAGTTGTGTACTGGTTCCAGAGATAGCATCATCTGAAGCATCAACCATTGAGTTAAATTTAGATTTCTCCAATCTATTGTTAAACCTACCTTCACGGTTCTGACCGTTAAATTGGTCAATAGATTTGAGAATTTCAGTACCTAATTCATTTGCCGATCTAGAAGTCTCGTTACCGTTATAGAAAGGATAAACTTTAGGTGTAATATAGAATATTCTTGGGTCAACGATCACTGGTTCGATAGATGCCATCGAATACTTCAGTAATTGATTCTTAATACGAACCTTTGTAGTGGTATTAAGGTTAACACCTGATTTTGACCTAACAGCAATATAAACTTTACCGTAAATAGGAGGATTTAACTTCTCACCACCATATGCGGTAACTGCTGCTGCTTGGGGATATAGAGTAGAAACGATATAAGCATAATCATCTTCTGTAACTGCTCTAGACTGCGTTGAGAACTGCCTAGGAGCACGGAATTTGACTGCTAACGCTGATTCCCTCTCAGTACCATCTTGACTGCTGTCTATGGTCGCTAGAGACATGCTAGAGGGAGGTATAGCACGACCAGAGGAGTCTATTGCTTGACCAATAAAGGCAAACTTAGTACATCCGTTCGCTTCGGTACCTGCTGTGCTTACATACTCTAATATAATGAACTCATTATCAATCAATTTACGTCCTAGAACTCCATCACCGAAGATTACCTTGTATCTAAGGTCTTCAGTCTCCTCTAGGAAGTAGTTTCTTGATGTAGATGTCAAATCTACCACGTTAGTGGATAATGAATACTCATCGACCTCTACAGACTGCTCTGAAGGTTTAACAGAAACAGTCAAAATTTCTGTATCTACTGATTCCGCAGGTATTACATACTGCTGCTTCTTAGTATCATCAACAGTATAGGTAAATTTAAGTAAATTGCCTTGATGGATAATTACTTTACTAAAGTTTGCTATACCAGTGTTCTGATCGACTGTTACTGTAGTGTCTTTCAGCAAACAATAGGTGAATGTGTCATTTGTGTTACTGGAGATGAACACGTCTCCTTTCTTAATAGTTACTGAGTCTGGATATGATTGTCCTCCTGGCACTAACGCAGTCTGAACTGCCATTCGTACACATGCTTTCGATGCTTTAATGGAACGAGGGGTATAACCAAGCTGCTTTGCTATTCTTACAATATTATCCCTTACCGTTGCTGACTCAAGGAACGCTTCATTCATGCTCATGTTAGCATTAAATGAAGTGTAGAAAGTATTATAGGCAAGTATGTCTATTAAGTACGAAGCAGCTGATCCCTCAAAGTCATAATCTGAAAACTCATCACGAGTACGCAAATAGGACTTAATGGACTCCTTTATCTCAAAGAAATCCAGACTGGTTAATTCTGATGGGGTAGCTGGCATTTTAGGTTCTCTCTAGGATGAACTCTACTGTTTGTGTAACCTGTTGACCGACTATAGTATAGGCGATTCCAACATCAAGGGTATTCTCATCTTCTGTAGGTTTTACCACTACATTATTCACCTCAACCCTAGGTTCTAGCCTAGCAATTGTATTAAATATTTCATCTCGAAGATCTTCTGCAAGAAAGACATCATATGGTTCGAATAGTAATGCACTTACTCTTGATCCAATATCATACTGATAGGGTCTCTCGCCAAATTGGGTCAAGATCAAATTACGAACAGATTGCTTAATTGCATTCTCATTTTTGACAGCACTGAAGTCCTTAGTGTTGGGATTCCTTTTAAAAGCGACTGCTAAGTCTTTAAATCCCCTACTAAAGAACTTCTCAGATCTAAACTTGTAGGCTGCCATTATTTAGTTTTTACAACAGTTATCTGGATTATTTATAGCACTTTGTAGAAAGTATACTTAAGGAATAATTCTTCACCTTTCTTGATGGGTTTTATAGTCCTCATATGATATATTTTACCCCACTCCTCTTCTTCATATACTTTGACACAATTAGGATCTTCACTATGATTTACAAACCCTCCAAGAGGAGTTCTCATAATCTCTTCATCCACAACAACATGTGATATACCAAGATAAACATCATCTGGTATATCCTTAGTAGCAAAGATGCCCTGTCCTGCGACAGGGCTGTCTTTCACATGCAAACAGTCAGGTAGTGCTTTATAGGTCACCGTCCTTGTCCTCTATACTTCTTCTTAGCATGGTTACGGGAAGTAGCTGAAAACTTAGTATGCATAGACTGTCCCTGACGGGTCTTCTTGGGCTTAGCTTCTACTACCTGTTTCCCTGCGACGTAAATTGCCATAATCTCCTGTAAGTGTTTCTAAGATGATAGCACATTCGGACTACCATATGCAACCACTGATGAGCATGGCCAAGAAAAGCCAGGAAATCCGATACCTAGAGGATCTAAGATCCTACCTATAGGTAACTTGTAGCAGAATACGGTTTTCGATTGTGCAATGAGAAGTCTTGTGTGACCTATTCCTCCGTCTTCTATGGTCAACATAGAGCATGGATAAGGAACTGGTTTCGGACACACGGATTTTCCACACGGGCACATGTGTATTACTATATTAGTACACGGTGATGGGTGATTAATGAACCTGTCACCAAACGTCATAGTTGGTAAGAAGTTCGTTAGTACCGTTGCCTTAAGTGGATGTAGCGGACCAAAGGGTATCAATGCTAAAGGTGGCCACCAACATGTCCACTGTTTAATCTTGATAGGGTACATAGGAGGTGGTCCTGCACATCCCATGACACAATGAACTGTGGACGGAATACATATCCCGTGCCCAGAACAAGGCAATCCCGTAATTGGTGCTACTGGTAAGAGAAATCCGTATGCCATAATTTAAGTTTCACTAAAATGATTCTCAGGTATGATAAATTCTTTATCAAATTCGTCCCTATCCGAATCGGATGGGTCATAGGATGCTGGACTTATCCTCTTAGTATTATCTATTAGAGTACCAGGATTAGTCAAATTAGTCATATTTCCGAATACTAGGTCACATTCACTAAAGTATGGGTTACCAAAGTTCTTAATAGACTCACCATAGGTGATAGTAGATCCCGTATTGTAGTTCAGTACCGTCATTGTTCCGTTAAATGGTCCAAGAAGGATCTCAAACTCACTCACGAGTCTCGGATTTATAGCAATTGCTGCGTCAGATACGAAATCAAGTGCTAAATGTCCCGCACAAGGAGGATTGGCAATATACCCAACTCCCCAATAACCCGTAGATGCAGTTTTATTGGTACCTGGGTTTGCAGGGTTATATCCGCAATACACATCTAAGCATCCATTAGGGTTACTAGCATGACGGAGATAGGTATCCCAACATTCATTAGGAGGCACTCCATTTACGGGCATGGCTACAGTTATATCCGTATAACTCCATTGTCGTACATCAAGTTCCTGCCCAGTCTCAGGATCCTCCTCATGAGCAATCCATGTATAAGAAGTTCCTGGTGAATGGTTTGTTAAATTATCCCCTAACCAAGTTTTAAACTGTTCATACTCCGAAAATCCCGATCTGTTGTAATCATAGGTATTTTCATCACTACCAACAGGTACAAATACTATATCAGATGCATTACTTGGGTCACGATAACATCTTCCTTCGATATCACCTCGTTTACATGGCCAACACTTGCTATTTCCACCTGGACCTGAGTCTCTAGTGAAGGTTAAACTGGGTTCTGGCATATTTCTTAGGAAGTTCATGAAATCTTGCCCCTGAGGACCAGTTGTATGCCCCTCTAATGCCATAGAAACCCTAAAACTAGCCTTCTCTGCCTTTGATGCACAATATTTGTACACCATGTACCCATATGCCCTCTGTTTCTTCTCTTCATTTAACTCAATATAAGGACAAGGTATGTCAAAGAAGCGAGTAGCGGTGTAAAGTTTAGGTTGAGGGAGTTTAATACAGTTCTTTCTGTTATTCCAACCCCATAAATCAGAGAATCCGTCACTTCTATCGTCTGTAAGTCGTACCGCACTCAACATATCGGGGTATTGGTTGTTCATCATCTCTCTAAACCGTGGAGATGCCTTAATTGGACCTGTTAAATCGTCTGCAGTGAACAATGCATCCTCAAAAATGTTAGGAAAATCGATTCCTATACAGGTTGCAGGGAAATTAGAGCATAAATCCGTACTCTCATCATCATAATCCTTGATTCTAAGGTAACCAGTAGGGTACTTTGTAGTAAATCCGTTCATCATAGTGTTAAAACCACCTATGATACCGTCATCCATCTGGTTTATCTCCTCTTCTTCAGCATCAGACCCACTTTTGATCGCATCTTTTAGTCCATTCTCTGCTCTAATGTTGTCTTTAAAGGTTTTTGTTGATAAATTTACGTTAGGACCACGCATTTTATACTCTTCCTTCTCAGTATCAACGATATAGATGTTCGGTTTGTTGTTTGGATCGGGATCATACCCTGATCCACGGTCTTTAATCAGTATTTCTACTATAGATCCGTCCTCATTAATATTTGCTATCTCTAAAACTGCTTTCTTTAGCGGAGTTTTACCTTTTCCTTCACCACTTGCTCTCCGTAATTGCTTCGATCCTGTGTTTACTACAGTATTTGTACCTTTTATTTGTACATCACCCTGTGAAGCACCCTTACCATAGGGCATTAAGTTCTCTCTTTCCTGATATGACTCACTCATATCCTCTTCTAGCACCGCAGACTGCTTCTTTTTGATATCTTTCATACCAAAATTGTTCTTAGTACCGTCTGGATTGTTAACTGGGTCGTTCGGAGAGTTCACAAATTGCTGATCCCAACCGCCCATGTTGTGAAATACCTTCCTTGCATTGTCATTAGCGGATCTTTCAGTCAAAACTGCAGGTTGTTCTATCTCAATCTTCGGTTGAGCATACCCAAATCCACCATTAATGATATCTACACTCTGTACTTGCCCCTCAGAATTGATATTTGCTCTTAATTCTGCTGAGTCTAGGGTACGATTTGCTATTAATTGTTGTGGATCTATCTCTACACGGTAGTAAGTGATCTTTTTAGGGAACTCATACACCCCAAAGAACGCACCTTTGTCCCTAATACCATATCCAGCAAGCACTTGTGCTACTCCACCGTCTGTAGAAGTGTATGAACCGTTGTATGTAAAGGGTGCACCTGCTATATCTCTACTAATATTCTTAACTCTAGTCTCTAAAGTGTAAGTACCTGCACCTAATGTCATAGGGAAAGTCTCATTACCCATACCATTAGAGTAATTAATCTCCCTATCCACAAGGACAGTACTACCAGAGTCAGTGATTTTCATGTAACCGTAGTTGTCAGACTCGATTCTTAAGGAGTAAGTACCTGCACTAGGGATAGTAAACGTCGCAGTATGCACTTGCCATACACCAATATTAGGATCTACTGCATCATCTGCTGGTTTTACAGGGTATATACCGTATGCATCCATGTGTGCTGTCCATGGAACAGCAGCATTAGTAGGTGCACCTATAGCAATCCATGACCCTTTCTCTGTAACTGAGTTAGTAATCTCCCCACCACTACTATTAGTAATACGCCAAGCTACGCAAGCAGGGTTAACATACCACTTATTGTCATCAGAAGCATCCCAACTAAGCTCCATATACCCTACTTTTAGTTCATCACCGAAATATCTAACCTGTGTAATGTTCCATCCGTTGATCTTTTCACCAATAAAGAAGGATCCTGTAGCAGTTGTGTACCGAAATAGTATTCTTGTACTGGTTGTATCCGCAACTAAGAACGATTCATTGACATTTTTAGACTTCATGTCAGATAAAGTCATCTTAGTTTTAAGTGTCTCCCAACAATCTGACCTCACTTCGTAGAATCTACTGTATTCTATAGGTACTGGTACGCAAGAGGGACACCCTTCAGCGTCAGTTGAGTTAGGACAACACGCTGCATCACTCAAACTGAAGTTAATTCCGTAGACAGGACCGTTCCATGGGTACGTTGTATCATACAAATAGTATATAAACTGCGAATCATACGACTGCTCGAATGAAAGATAGCGGGGAAGTGCTGCTTTTACTGCACCATTCCTACCATAGAACCACTCAAACAGTGCATCTGTGGTATTAACACCAGCTACATTGTCTGGATTACCCCAACCTTGGATCGCAGGTACGCCATTTTGCTCTCGAAGATACTTTAAGAGCGTCCACTCGTTATTCCATTGGTACCAATTCGATCTATTTACGTTACATTCCCCTGTTGGACCTATAGATCCGATGTCAGCATAGGTGGTTACAGCACTAGAACTCTTGTCTAACTCAAAACAGTAACCAACTATACCTACATATCCCCATAATCCGTCTCTTGTGTCCTTACAATCAGGTACCCCACCACCAGGATTCTGCAATCCTACCTCTTGTGCAGGGTTGATGGTGTAAAAATGGTCTCTCTTAGACGTATTGGTGTTGTAATAATACTCATAGAGAGGTCTTACTGACTCTCCTGCTGCTTTATATACGTCTGCGTTCGCTTGACTTGTCCAAATATACCCTATAGTCTCTACATTAGCGTACCCCGAAGGTGGAGACTGTGTAGTAGAGAGCATTGTGTCGTTCAGAGTTGCATTATAATGCCTATACAACGCTGTAGAACCTGCTGCTTGCTCTCTTGCTATATGAAATACTGCTCTTCCGTCACGAGGTTCACGGTTATACCCCTCCATGACTTGTTTTGCATTAGGATCATTGGGAAAATCAGTCTGATGATCTAATACTTTCTTATTAGTATAGGTATGATCTTGATATTTACTACGATACCACCTATAAACGGGTCTCCTAAACCCATCACAGTTACCTACACAGGTCTCATCATCATCTCCAAGATATAAAACTACGTCCTTACCACCTATCATCGATCCTGGACCGAAGTTGTTAAAGGTTATCTGGTAATTGGTACCTGGTCCGCTATGATTATCGTGGGATTGATACCCACCAAAAGCAGGACGCTGGAATGTTTGTCCAAAAACAGCTTCCGAAACAACGTTGGGATAACTACGACCAGTTTCTATGATATAAGCTGGCATCTATTCTAATTCTTTGATACGACCCTCCAACATATTTAGTCTCGTATACAGATCGTCAAAGAGTTGACCTAGATTAAGGTAGTCTTCATACCCCTCAGGTTTATATTTCACCATATCAGCACCAGGCGGAGGCATCTTACTAAATGCTTCTTCCATATGCTTAGAGCGTTCAGCAAGGTTTTGGAGTGATTTACCTATCATCTCCATATGCTCTTGATACTGATTTAAAAAAGATTCATCCATAATGAAACGACGGTATTTTTTTTCTTAGACCTGCTTAGGTGTTTCGGTCTCTACCTTATTAAGTATAACAGACCCGTCAACATCTTCCTCAAAGTCCAGTAACGTGCCTTCTACCCACCCTAGATCATCGACTAGGTTCTCTGGGATTCTCATAAAGAAATCACCTTCGTCATCTAATTCTAGTTTCATGGCATATCTATGTTCCATATTGTTGTATTATTGCTCGACATCTTATATAGTTTAAGATTTTTTTCGAAGTACCAACTCTGTGTAACTTAGGTACATACTACCTTCTCCCTCTAAGTCCTCAATTCTCGAATACCCTTGGTATGGATGATGTAGCATATATCCTCCCTCTAGGTATATTCCGATATGATTACATAAACGATGCCCCTCAGCGTTCCTATACCCACCTCTGAGAGGGTCTATGTACAGTCTCATAATCATGACATCACCTTCCTGCATAATGGTATGGTCAAAAGGTTCCATGTTGTTACCCTTATAAACCTCTGTGTTGCCGACAGGTGCAGCATTCTGTATGTAATCTGTTTTAAAGAAGTACTTCTTCTCTGAGGGATAGTCATACAGAGGTATCCCATACTGTTCCTCATAGAACTTTAGGATAATATTATAGCAACCTCCGATTGCCTGTTTATTATTCCACCACGGTAAGTCCATATAAGACTCCCACTTCTGCCATGTGTCTGAATAAGTCGGTCTTACCATTCTCTTTTTAATTGTCTCACATCATCTGTACCGTAGAGTGCCTTACATTTCTGTAAAGCATCCTGACGTAAATTAGACTCGCAAAAGAATTCCACCTTCACGAGTCTATTAGATCCATAGAGTACCTGTGCTGTCCACCTAGTCTCTTGCATTATGCAGGTACCACATTAAATGTTAATGATATACGATTGTCTGTCATATTACTCTCATACCCATGTGTTAGATTGCTAGGGTATATAACAACATCTCCACTCTTAAATGGTACAGTTGCCTCCTGTAAGTTAAATGCAGTCATCTGTTTAAATGGTAGCATCATAACAGGGAACATCTGAGACTGTACCTGACGTTTAAACTTTAAAAAACTATGCTGTTCTTCCACATAGTTAATAAAGAACGTACCACTAAACACACAGTTAGCATGTTCATGTGGTGCATAGATAGCACCTTGATGTGCAACCTCTACATATACGTCACTGATACGAAACTCTGATGCATAGTTTAATCCTTCATTGTTATGAAAGTGTACGCATTCCATCAGTTGCTTTTCCAAATCAGGCATATCCTTAAGGATCTGATTTGTCTTACCTACCTGTTGTACGTTATGACACAGAACTTGTCTCTCGTTTATCTCAACGAAATCCTGATTCTTCATCCATTTCAGTACAGGGTCTACAAACTCCTCGATGTTAAACTTACTCACAGGAGTCATAAAGAGTCCATACGTCTCCTTGTCTAGGCGAACGTGTTCACTGAAGTCCTGTTTGATTTCATGTATGCTCATTGTCAGATTTCTTAGGTTTCTTAGTACGCTTCTTTATTAATTTAGCATACTTAACATCTTCCTTAGTATACCACCCTTTATGCTCTTTGGCAAGTTTGATGATTTTCTTTGCGGATTTCCTATCCGACTTTCTCTGAGTCTCATCCATATGAGAAATTTTTATATACGAAAAATATTTTTAATATAACATAATATAACGACCCCTCTGGGATACGTTTATAGCTTAGATAGACGGTACTTTTTTAATAACTAACAACAACTAACGCAAATTAACTGTCCTAAGTGTTAATAACTGTGTGTGCACTATGTGTTAATTAGCGTGTGCTGCTATGTTATACTAACTGTGTGTCTGCTATATGTTAATTAGTGTCCTCAATATACCCTACATCATAACACAAACCCTCTGCGATAAAGTAATCACATAGTTGCTGCAAATTACCATGCAATTCTTCACACAAACCTGTGTCAATTAGTCCCTGTGCTAATACTATCTGTTCGTCAGGTGGTAGAGAACCAGACTCGTACAATTCCAAAAGAAATTGTAAAGAATAGGGGATAGATTTCATGCTAATTGTTTACTAAAACTCTCAGCATCTTTCAGTGCTAATTGATAAGATCTAAACGGACCATTCTTATTACATTGTGGGTAATCATACGCCCAAAAGTGTTTAGAACCCTTCGTCCACAATTTAACATTAACTGGGGGTGAAGTTTCGAGAGTAATTGTTTTAGTCATGAGAGGCAATTAAGGCAACGTTGTTGTTAACAATTAAGGCAATATTGGCATCTCTTCGTTGTTACTTAGTGGGTGCTAATCACGTTTAGGTTTGTGATACTTTTCCACATACTCTGTGGAATAAGTGTTAGAAACTCCCTTAGTATTAGGTCGGGATTGTTTCCTCTTTTCTCTCAAACTTTTTGCCTTATGTGATACATAAGGGTCATTACGTTTGTATGTCCTACCCATGGGTAATTGTGATCGCTAAGTATCACTTAGTAACTGTACTAATTATATATACTTTCTCCTGGAAAGTCAACCCCCTATGTGTTAGTTTTGTGTGTGTCCACTAAGTGTTGACAACTCTGTGTTAATATGCTACGCTTTGAGACAACAATTGTTCCGTAGATTAACAGATCTATTTAACACTTAACTATGTTTAATTAAACGTTTTTAAATGTTAACGAGTTTTCCACAATTTACCGCTTAATTGTTAACAACCCATACGCACACTATGTTATACATTGTGGAAAACAGTTAGTAATTCTTTAATGTGCGATATGGTTTG